AGTCTCACTAACCATCAGCATTACAGTAATTTCTCCATCGTCCTCATGAAAAACCCCATCCATTCCAGGATGATAAACATTAATATAAATCCTTAAAAAACCTAACTCTTCAGAAGTTAATTCTGGAAAAAAAGCATAATGAATTTTATGACATAAATAATTAGTCATCGGGTCCTTAATGTCTAAATTATGTTTATAAAAACAAATTTCAGGTCTTTCAAGTAAGTATGGGTCCCCCTTAGCCAAACGTTCAGACGTGTGTCCATAGGAATGAGGAACTCTAAGATAATGATTATGTAAAAAATCTATTAAATCCTTCGGTAAAAAATCTTTAATTACTTTCATAATTTTATTATATATTAAATATTAAATCTTGACAAGTATCCTTTCCTATCCTACATTCACAGAATGAAAGAAGTACATATAACAGTAAAAAATATAACAAACAAACAATGGTTTAATTTACTACTAGAATTAAACCTTGTTAGTGATGCCTGGAAAAGATATGGTCCCGATATAAAAATTAGGACTAAAAACTTTGATAGAATCATTAAGTGGGGGAAAAAAATAAATGGTGAAGACAATGATAATACTGATCCTCTTGTTCGATGGTACCCTCGTAAAAGAAAAATATGAACTAAGTAGAGAGATGTCAGTGTATGAGTGTTTATTGTACGCTGACGATCATAGAGAAGCTATAGCTACCTATATAGAATTTGATGATGCTATGAAAAATGGTCATTATTTAAACGATGGAAGAGGGACCTGGCAAGGTGTTATCTGTGAATAAACCTATTCCAAAGGGAATGAGGAATAGGCTAATTGTGGTGAGAAGATTTCTCTCTACCACATTTCTGCCACATTGTCAAATTGTTTGTTCTACTTTACAGGAGAACCGTGTATGAATTTGCCATTTTTCAATTTCTGTCTCTGGCATTTTGGTCAATATATCCACCGTATGTTGATATCCATAAAGAGAACAATCTCTATACGAATCAAAAGTAGTGTAGGGTATAACAATACGTTTGCAATCATGAGCCACACCACTACACAACCACATAAATAAAATAAATTTAATCATTGACAGCCAACCTTTTCTATCCTATATAGTCATTATTAAATGAAAGGAATTATGACAGACACAACCAAATATAGAAATGTCTCTCTTACACACGAAACATATAGGGGCGGCCATCTTTTATCAACAAAAATGTTTAATGGTTTGCAGGTATCTATGTCTCAGTTAATAGAATCATTGATAACTCTAAAGATAAAGGAACTTAAGTTAGAAGGTAAGTTAGCTTCTTATGATAGACCAGAAAAAGTTAAATATAATAAAAAGAGAAAGAAAAATGGCAAAAATAAAAGTAAGAAGAATTCATAAAGCTATTTGTCCAACCTGTAATGGAAATGGATATATTAAAATAAAAGATAATGAGGACCCAGCTGAAGTTAATGTCCATCAATGTTGGGAATGTGACTCGGAAGGAGAATTTTATGTATATGAACCCCCGATGGCTTCAGACGATGATGCTATTGACGATGCTCGTAATACTGACAAGTTCTTGCACTAGCAGAGGAGATTATAATCCTATTACAAGTGTAGTGAGGTTAATGTATGGCGCAAGATAATATAGAATTATATCCAGATTTTCTTATGAAAGAACATTTCAATATATTTGATGAGGAATGTATGAAGTCATATTATATTTGGGACTCAACTGAAGAAATACCTTTTCAAGGATTTATTCATAGAGCCTTCCCTATCGGAAGGGCTTCTAATTTAGGAATAATAATGATAGCAACTTATGCAGTTCAAAAAATAGTTGAAATAAAAAATTTACCAGAAGCTTCATTGAGAAGAGCTTTTATTAATATACTTCCACGAGGATTACAAGGAGGTTGGCACAATGACACTAATGAAGAGGATAGTTATACTCTTATTATAAATACTTCCAAAGTTGATGGAGGAACTGAAATAGGAAAACAATTTTTTAAAAATAATTTTAATGAAGCTATCCTATTTAATTCAAATTTAACTCATCGGGGAATTGGTCCCCAGAGATTTGGCTTGTATAGAAGTAATTTGGCTATAGTTATAAAAACTTTAAAAGGAACTAGTTTATGATTAACAAAATTAACAGTTGGGGACGGCCTATTGTCCAATCGAGGTTTAATCAGCCTTTCTACCACGGGTTGGCCTGCTCTCCTAATATTCATCGCCCGTGGTAGACAAATGAACAACTTCTTTATAATTGTATTCGCTACACTTACAGCGGTAATAATTTTAAGTTTATATATGGTAATGACTTTATGAAAAATAAATACTACATAACATACTACTCAAAATCTGATGGTAAAAGAATCAAACGTCCATACGATCCTCATCATGAAATGCAACATGAATTTATTGCAGGCTCAGGAAATCTTTGTAAAAGATACTGGGACAACAGCAAGGATGGATTGAGAACGGCTAACGCACCATGGACCATCACTAAGGCTTCACGTGAGTAAATCAAAAATAATTCAAGCAGCTACTGTTCGCGCGTCCGAGTGTAATAAAAAATATTTTGCAGAGATTGATGAAATAGATGAGCCTTACTGGGCTCAGGCAGGTGGGATGGCTGATGGCGATGGATATCTTCCCAAAAAACATCACAAACATCAAATGGTTTATGAATTAAAAATGAAAGATAGAGAACCAGTTCAATGGTTGGCTGATGTATATGGCACAACTATTTCCAGAATAACTTACGACGAGAACTGGGAAGATTGTTATAAAACAGTTTTGCATGGAAAGCGTGCGCTACATTTTATGTTAAAAGTATGCCCGTACCTGGTTGAGAAAAGAAAAGAAGCTACAAGAATTATTAATATAAAATTTCCCAACTATCATCCTCCAAAAATTCCTATGACTTTAGATAATATGAGTAAGCACATGGGATATATTGCCGGCTTTTTTGATGCTGAAGGTTCCGTGCAATGTAGATATAAAAGAACAAAAGATAATCATGATATTATAAAGCAATGGGTTACTATCACTAATACTGATATTAGGCCTTTAAAGAAGATTCAACAAATACTAACCAGTAAACCTTTCTCCTGGACTAAAAAAGATGTAACTATTTATAGTCACCAAGAAAAAAAAATAAGATTAAAAGACGGCGGCGAAAAAAAATTAAAACATGTTATGAGATTTAGTACGAAAGCTCAAATTACATTTATGGCTATCTTTCAACCTATTATACAAATTAAACGGAAAGCTAATATTGCTGACAAATTAAAAACTCTCAGATCAATAGATATTTTCATGGGTAAAAGACCTAGATTAAATGTTAAGGGACGCCCTGTCAATGTTACAAGATAGAAAAACAAAATGGAATAATTATATGAGAGAGTATAGAAAAAGAGACTACGTTAAAAAAATGTATCATGAATATTATCTTAGAAGAATAATTAGACAAGCAGCAGAAGATAACAAAGGTAAAAATGTCTCTTGAAAATGTAATTCGTTATATCAATGGCAAGACAGAATATGGTACAGAAAATTTCTGTTATCTTTTATATTCTTTAGTCAAGATGGAACAGCCCGAGACCGTAGTAGAACTCGGTGTAGGAGCTGGAGTTAGTACTTGCATGATAGCCCAGGCATTGAAAGAAAATAATAAAGGAGTGGTCTGGGGAATAGATAATGGTATACAACATCAAAAAGAGATGGGAAAAAAAGGGTCCTACGAAGAGTGGCTAAACAAACTTTTAAAAGAACTGGAGCTAGAAAAATTTATTAATTTTAGAAATGTTACTTTAACCAACAAACAATTTTTCGATCCTCAAAAACCAATAGATCTTTTGTTTGTTGATGCTGGCAACACAGGGGCATCAACATGTGTAAATTTATTACGTTATTACCTACCTAAAATGAGTCCTTATTCTTCTATTTTTATTGATAGATCTTCTACGATTCACCATGCATATTTAATGCTTGAACAAATAATAGAATATTTTAAAGATCAAAAAATACCAGCCTGTATGGCTTCTGGGCTGAATGACATAGATATAGACAAAATATACAAATTAGTTCATACTTCTAAATTTACCCTTGTGCATTTAACCGAGACGGAAAAAGCTAAAAAAGTTGCACACCAAAATAGCACGGCATGGATCAAGATTGAACCTCTTGATCTATTTCATCACAATAAGGTTCGAACATGGGAGTTTGAGTGAAACAGGATCAAATAAAAGTAGCCACGTATAATTGGGGACCGTGTGTAATTAAACTAAGAGCGAGAGATACTTTTCTAAAGCTTTTACGGGATGAAGCTGAAAAAAATAAAATGAATTATGAACACAAACTAGCAGGGCAATTACACCGGGAGATGGGATATGAACAAGAATCAAAAGACAAGGTTGCTCCAGAATTAGCCAAGTATCTTGGAGTATATGATCAAATGTTTCAACGTTACCAAAATAAAAAATATCCTAAACCCCCTAAATACGCTATCAGTGCTCTTTGGATAAACTATCAAAGACAGCACGACTGGAATCCACCTCACGATCATGATGGTGCGTTGTCTTTTGTAGTATATTTAAGCATGCCCGAAAAATTAATAGAAGAACATAAAGCTTATACAGGTAAAAGCTGTGGCCCAGGTGGCATTCAATTTCTTTATGGAGACGGGGATAGACATTATATAACTTATGTATCTGAGATACCTGACACTGGAGATATGTTTATTTTTCCAGCGTCCCTTAAACATTATGTGAGTCCTTTTAAATCTGATGTTACTAGAATTTCTGTAGCGGGTAATATTCATAATACTGTTCCAATAAATGTTTTACCTAAAGATATAAAAGTTCAGCAGTCTGAGTAATGAGAAAAAAAATTTTATTATTTCTGTATCTCTGGTCGGGAAAAATTAACTCGTGGTCGTGGACTAAATTATATGGACGTCGAGACTACGACGAATGGATTAAAGGATATAAAAAATGGAAAAAAGATGATGACCGATAAAGATATAAAGGAATTTCATGATTTAGATAAGTTAAAAAAATTTAAAAAATCTAATAAATACAGCTATATACAAGGAAAACAGATCACGGATCACGAAACAGGGACCAGGCATTATGACTTCCAAGGATCTCGTTTACCATCGGTTACAACAATACTTGCAAAGACAAAGAATCAAGAGTATTTAACGGCCTGGAAAAATAAAGTTGGACATGAAAAAGCTGAATCAATCAAGAATCTATCTTCAAAGCGCGGGACTGCCATGCATAAGTTCCTGGAATCTCATATCCAAGGAATTGGCTACGATGATCTTACGCCAATCGGATGCGAGGCGAAGCCCATGGCCGAAAAAATTATTGAAGTGGGTCTTACACCTATTTCAGAATACTATGGTAGTGAGATTATGTTACACTATCCTGGGTTGTATGCTGGGGCTACTGATCTCGTTTGTTTACATAATGGTCTGGAGACTATTGTAGATTTTAAACAGAGTAATAGACCCAAGAAAGAAGAATGGATTGAAGATTATTATTTACAAATTTCAGCGTATGCCATGGCCCATGACGCGTATTACGGGAGTACTATTCGACAGGGTGTGATCATGATCTGTACACCAGATTTATATTACCAGGAATTTCGGATCACGGACCGGGGATTACGGAGCTGGAAGCATAAGTTTCTAAAAAGACTCGATCAATATAACGAACTCATCCACGATGAAAAAGAGCAACAAAATGTTCAAATTAAGGCAAATGAGTTTAAAATAAGGCCAAAATAAGGCAATAGACAGATTCTGTATAGGTATGGAAAAAGAAATAAAAAATAAAATAAAAACTACTCTAGAAAAAGTGTCAATCTGTCACTTTGACTTACTAGTGTTGGTATATAACAATAATGATTGCCAAATTATGGAAATAAAAAGTGTCATCTGACAGATTATATTGTCACAATCTCAGATTGCCCGTGCGCGAGGCAAATCAAAATCATCATTACTTTGATTTTTTTTACATACCTATACAGATTTGAAATTAAGGGTTATAAGAAAGCATGCCTAAGAAGAGAAGAAAACAAGTGGTTCAACACGCTACACCAGCTATACCTTACAATAAGTATAGGGTGCATTGGATTGATATTTTATCTGATTCAGGGTGGGCTGATGAAAGAGAATTTAATAAGATGAGACTCTCACATCCTGTGAACGAGGGTTGGTTATATTCTAAAGACAGAGATGCAATTAAACTATTTGCTTCTTATGACAGAGAAGATGATGGCACTATTACATTTGGGGATCGTACTATGATTCCTGTTTCTTGTGTAAAGAAGATGGTAAAGATATAATTTTATATGATTGAGGATCAAGAAAGGATAGCTGTTTCTTTTAATTTAAATCCTAAACTTCTTTCTTTTCTTCCTTAGGTGCCTCAATTGCTTCCCCTTCAACAGTCTTCGCATTTAAAAGTGGAGCGTAGTCGTCTAAAATTTGTTTCATTTTTGCTTCTAGCTCCTGTTCTGTTAAGTCTTCTAATTTCCCATGCTTTATTATTTTTCTGTCTATGTATAATCCTGCTGCTTTCCCACGACTTACTTCTGCGTTTACAGAAGAGGAAAAACTTCCTTTTTTTAAAGCGGCTTCTCTCAACCTAGCTAGTTCTGCTATGTGGCCTTCATAGTTAACTTCAAACTTCTTCATTCTTTCTTCTTTAAGCTCTCCAATATATTTTGCTACAAGTGGTGAAACTCTTGGATTCATTAGTTCAGACCCTTCCTGTCTACATCTCTTATGACTGTAGCCAGCTAGTTTAGCTGCTTCTGATTGTGATACTGGTCCATCAGGCCCACCGAATATTACATATTCAGCGAAGCGTTGTTGCATCTCAGTTAATCTTTTTGGAACTCCCATGTTTTCTTCCTATGCTGTAACCAATGATGAAGCTAACTGCCATCACGGTAAGTATGGCCATTAAATGCCATATTAAAAAATTCATATTTGACAATTTAAGGTAACTATCGTATAAAGTCAATATGAAAGATGATCCGCAAAATGGAGAAAGAGCATTTGATGCTAGTTTTGAAGACGAAGTTTCATCTAGAAGAACAGTTACTATTCCTCTTAAAGAGTATGATGAATTAAAATCTGAAGGGAATTTTATTAAAAGTAAAACTCTAATTGATATTATAGATAATATTGAGAGATTGGTTAGAGCATTAAGAAAACATATTATTAGAAAATGAGTGAAGAGTTACCATTATTAATTGAACAGCATAAAAAAGATATTTGGGAATGGAAACAAAAAGAATCTCAATGGATAAGAGATAAGAATCTGTTAGAGGGCAATAAAAGAATTGTAGAAGAGCTTTCGACTAAAGTAGTTGAGGTAGGGAAAATTAATATAGAGCACCAAAGATTAAATGGTAGGCTACAAACACGTGTGACAGAATTAGAAGAAGACAATAAAAAATTAGCAAAACAAGTAGAAGACCTGGAAAATGAAAGAAAATTTGGGGATGGAACATTTTAATGCGTGTACAAGATTTACAACAGTTCCTCAGCTCCTTTACCAAAGGGTCAGATGCAATTAAGAATGCATCTATCTTTGTTGAAGTTGATGGTACATTATATGATGTGAGAAGAATGGAAGTGCATGAGAACACTATTCCAATTGTTGGACACACAGGTCATACAGCTCATAGATTAGTTTTAAAAACTCAAAAACCATCTAATATTATACTGCCAGATAAGCTACAAAAAGATTATTAATGAACGAGGTTGTAACCTCGATAAAGACATGGGTCCAGAGGCAAAATTTTATCAAAAAATCAGAAAAAATTCTACTGGAATTGTTTGGAATAGGATTGAAAACCTTAGCTCTTTGGGTACTCCTGATCTATTGGGCTATAATAGTTTTGGCACATTTTTCACTGTTGAGTTAAAAGTTACAAAGGGGAAGAAAGTTCGTTTCTCGCCCCATCAAATTGCGTTTCATAAATCACATCCGACTAAAACTTTTATTATGGTCCAGGCCCTCGGTCCTGGACCCTCGAAACATGTTCACATGTTCCGTGGATCAAGAATCATTGAGCTTGATGCTTGTGGCTTGTCGCTTGATGCTTGTTGCTTGGGGCTTGAAGCTTGCTGCTTGATGCTTCAGAACTTGAATTAGGTTTAGCTTGAAGCTTGTGGCTTGAGGCTTGTAGCTTCCGCATCTCTGCATAGTACTTGGGGTGTTTAAATACGTGTGTCATGATATTGTGCTTCAGTAATTCTTTTCTTTTTACCATTTTTTAAAATGAGCCAGTAACGCCTGTTTTCACGGCCCATGAAGTCGTCTTTGTTTTTTGTATAAGTAAATATTTTTTTAGTGTTTGCCATATGATACATTTTTAATTGATTTTGTCCAACAAGCTCTACATTCACGACACTTGCCGCCCTGAGATGGTGCCGGACAGCTGGCGCCCTTCGTCACCACGCTCGAGGTATGAGTCCAGGCTGTTGGCGCTGGTCCGTCGACCTTGGATCCTGATAATCTAATTACTAAGTTGTCTGGTATGCTTGAGCCCTGAAGGGGCAGGTACTTGCGCTCCTGTGTTGGGAGCCAGTGATTGGTATCTGGAGTCTGTCTACATACTTCTAAAATTTTTTTCATATGGTCAACTGACTGGACGTCTCCGGCGTCGTGCCAACGGAACCAGCGTTGCCTCTTCACCTGTGCAACCATAGCCGTGACCCATGAGCCACGGGCCAGGCTGTTCAGGCGGTAGTACTGAGCTTTTTTAATTGCTGGATATCTTGTGTAGTTTCCTTTTAATGCATAGCAGCCATAGCACGGTGTGCCAGGGACCTTCCTGAGCTTCGAGCCCGTCTGGCATTCCCATGCAGGTAGACTGTACGACAGGCCAGGCATCTTAGATGTTCGGGTCATGGACCCGGTGATTTTTACGGCGTCTTTTACTTTCATACTTTCTAATTTCATTTTATTTTTTAATTGTGTTTAAATTAAGGCGCTTGCGGCTTGCGGCTTGTAGCTTGCGGCTTGGAGCTTGCGGCTTGGAGCTTGGAGCTTGAGGCTTTTAAAAAACTTCTCACAGCTGGCCAGGTATGACGCCGGCAGCTGTTCGTGCGGCGTCATAAAATAGTGTGTTAAGTCGTTGTGTTTAATCCTTTTCACCAATCCCTCGATATTTTTTTCATGGCGCCGGTCTCATTATTTATAAAATATAATAAGTGCCAGACGGCCAGGTCATATGGTTTGCGGGCTGTCTTACAGAAATCAAAAGACTCTTGTTCATTCTTTTTGTTAATATAAAATGTTTCATGATCTAGACCTTTAATTGCCATCCCATTAAACATTATTTCATCTTTGTTTTCTGATTGATCAACTATTATTTCTTCTCCCATTTCTGTGAGCCATTTATACTCATCTTTTACTCTCTTCCACTCATCATCAGTGAAAGCTCTTTTTTTGGTCCAGTAGTTTGTATAGCCCATTTTTATATCTCTTCTTTCTGTGTTTCAAATTTATAGCCTAATTTTTTAATGTTGGCTATGGTTATTGAACAAAATGTTTTTGTTCCAGCAATACAACTAAATAAAATTGCATCCTGACACACTGGATAAATTAACTCATTACCCCAAACATTTTTCTTTTTTACTATTAGTGTTTTATCTTTCATAATTCATCCTATAAGCTCTGGGATCCATTGTCAAGCTTGACGCTTGTGGCTTGTGGCTTCCGGCTTTTTTAAATTTCATATTAACCCTTATGCATTTACTTAAGAATGCATAAGAGCAAAACCTGGCGCGCACGTATAGCCTAGGCGCATGGCGCTGATTTTTCTCATTATTCCTGATCCCAGATCCTACTGAGTGGGGTGTATGCGCAATCATCCACAGAATAGGATCAGGGATCAGTTGACATAGCCAAAAACCTTCTCAACCCTTGCGGGTATAGTTTAAGACCTATATCGGCCAACTGATCCCAGATCCGAGTCCCTCGTTTCCTGTTGCCAGGCGTGGTTTAAAGCGCGCTGAGTGCATTTAAACTCGGATCAGGGATCAGTTCTGATTGTTCATTGCACGAAGACGGACTTTATGTCGGTGTGACGTACAACACAACCAGAAGTTGTCCCATTAAATCACTATTTTAAAAGTTGTCTGGTCTTCCATGTTAAAGGGTAGATTAACCCACCTTTTAAAATTTAGTTTTAATATATCCTATTTAATCCCTTGACTTTTAAATGTCAAGTGATAAAACTTTATTTATGCAAATAAATAAAGAAAGGCAAAAACAATGAGTAGAATAAGACTAAACCAAGAGTATCGAAATAAAATTGCTAATCGTATGAGAGTTCATATTGAGCAAGAAGATACTCAAGAAAAAGAAAAGTTTTTTCAAGAAAGAGAAAACTTTAAAGCACACCAAGATAAAACTTGGGAACTTGCCAAAGTATGTGTTGAAAGACAATATCCTACAAAAGATGTTCAAATGGCACATTATCTTCAAGACAAATATCCAAACGTAAATACAATCGCAAAGGATAGTTGTTTTCATTTTGGCTACATGGGAAAACCAGAAGAAAAAGACGAGGACGACAAATACATTACGAAGCATTTTGATTTCCGTTTAAATGGCGACATTGACGGAGTTGATAGACAAGATGAAATGGATGGATATAATCCACAGTCACGAGATTTTGGCTATGCTTATTTTCGTGATGAGTTGAAAGGTAGAGAGGGTTGCAATCCAGATATTACTATTGAAATGGACGGAAAAGATAGCAATCCACATTGGACAAAGTATCAAGACGCAAATGACAAGTATTTGGGTTGTAATTCTGGAAACCAATTAACTTCATATTCAGCTAAATGGGACAAAGAATATGAGTTAGATTTAATAGGTCGTGAATATTGTAGAGATAGACAAATCGCAGTTTCAAGAGAGGAATATAAAACTTTTGAAATGTGGCAACAGAAAAAAGGTCAGTTAATCATGGCTCATTATAAATGGATTAAATCTGTTTTAGAACAGATGAAAGAAATTAAAATGGGTTTAAAAGGTTATAAATATTTAGACGAAGCTTTGGAGTTATGTACTGAACTTGGTTTAAATGTTCAAGAAGATGAGGTCATTAGATGTAATTCTACTGGACTTGTAATCTACAATCCTAAAAATCTTGCTGAAAGAATTAAAGGCATGAAGAATAAAAATATTAGTAGGGAGGATAAGATAAAAGCTAGATTGTTATATGAAAACCGACAATCTGAGGTTGTAAATTAATTTATTTACTTCTTGATTTAAGGGATAGTCCATGATACTATCCCTTAATTAACAATTAATAGAAAGATATAACATGGACAATCACACAAAACAAATAGCACAGTACGCAAAATTAGAAATATTGTATTCTACAATTATCTATTTGCAAAAAGAAATAGTAAAAGAAAGCAACGAGTTGAAACAATTAAAATTAGAAGAACAACACAGAAAGGAAAGTGAATAATGTCAATTAAATACTTTACTTGGTTTATGAAATCTCGTAGCAAAGTTGATACTATCAAGGGAGTTGATAAACATGAAACATACGACACAACAAGTGGAGAATTTGTTGTCTTTAAATCAAAACAATGGGAAGATAAAAATGGAAACCCTTGCTATAACTTTTGGGATATTGAAGCTGAACACCCAAGAACTGCAGTTAATTATTCTGTGAGGAAAGCATGATTTTTAATTTATTATTATACTTTGGAATATTCTTTATAGTTGGTGGCTTTGCTTTGTTTATTTATTCAGAACACAAACTACGAGAAATTGATATTCAACTATTTAAACTTGAACAAAAAATAAAAAAGGAGTTAAGCAAATGTCAAAAACTGATGTAGTTGTTATTTGTGCTTTTTATATTATCTTAATGACTTGTTTTGGTCTATTGGAATGGGGAATGATACCATGAGCAAACAAGAAATAGAAAACTTACAAGAACAAACAAAAATATTATTTAAGGTAGTTGATAAGTTAGAACAAAGAATTTCAACACTTGAAAAAGTTTTGGCGAGCCATGCTAAATGCATTGGAGAAATGAGAGAGGAAAAAAAAGATGACGCTTAAATATTGCCAAGGCCCGAGTTGTCATCAATACACAACAAAGGATAGACTTAAAGGAAACGGAGAAAATAAATCTTTCCAAACTAGACGAAGATCATCAATGTATTATGGCAAAGGAAATTTTTGTTCAATGACTTGTTATAATGATTGGGCTGAGGAATTTAGTGATCGAGCAATCGATCACTTTGGAAGATTAACCGAGCCAAAACATTTAACAGAACAAAATGCCTGGGTTAAAGATTATGATTATCGAGGTGGTTGGAGTAATGAAAACAGAACTTTTTATTATCGTAACAAGATAACACATGAGCAAAGACCATTGACCGAGGAACAATATGATGATAATAATTACACATTAAACTTAAATGAAAGGTAGAATATGTCACTAGGTAAAAGACAACAACGATTAGGAAACTTAACGAAAGAAGATATTAACTTTCCTAAATATCTAACACCAGAGATAATACATACAGCTTTGTTCGTGTATAATGCACCAACTAAAGAGGAAACAAATGTTCGTGTTCAATATTGTGCTAAACAAATTGGAGACGAAGCAATGTCTTACGCAATGGCATTGTTAGTATTGCCAACGATGATGGATAAGATGAGAGATAGTGAAGAATATAAACAATGGCAAGAGAGTAAGAAAAAGACACTCAACTAATCATCAACCATGAAACATGGGCGAATTCAATTCGCCCATGCTTACCACATCAATAGAGGTACCAAACCCAATCCCAAAAATCTCGCGCGCTTAAAAGTCGATCCCCTTTTATATAAAAAGGGGTCCCACTACTCTGGGTTGAATTGCTTGATTTAGAAAGTCAATGGTGGTAAAAACATGTTGAACATCTTATAAAGATGCAAAAAATTTTAAAAAAATTTTTATGAATTTAAATACCGTTGATATTAGTAAGCTTCCCTCAGACATTAGAAAAAGATTTTTACAACTGCAAGTCATGCATGCTGAAAAAAAGATACAAAATAAAGCTAAAGATGACTTTTTAAGCTTTGTTAAATGTGTCTGGCCCGATTTTATTGAAGGTGCACATCATAGACACATAGCTAAAAAGTTTAATGATCTAGCTAATAAAAAAATTAATAGATTGATCGTGAACATGCCTCCAAGGCACACGAAGTCTGAATTTGCATCCTACCTGTTACCATCGTGGATGGTGGGTCGTAATCCAAAATTAAAGATCATTCAAGTCACCCACACGGGAGAATTAGCAATAAGATTCGGTCGTAAGGCCAAACATTTAATTGATAGTGAAGATTATGCAAAAATTTTTCAAACAAGACTACAAGAAGATTCGCAAGCTGCAGGAAGGTGGGAGACAGCTCAGGGTGGAGAGTACTTTGCAGCTGGTGTTGGTGGAGCAATCACGGGCCGTGGTGCGGATCTCCTGATCATTG